GGCGTAAATAACACCAAGCTAATCTGCATTGCAGCCTCTAATACGTCCCACCTCTTATTAACGAAGTTCTTCATTGAATCTCCAATAATTACCCAATAGGTATTGATGTGGGCTTACTAGAGGGCGAATACGTTAAACTGATAATCAACATTCCATCTTCCATGGAAGCTTCGGTCACCTCTAAGCTGTTGTCCAGCTTTAAGTGCTTTTCGAAACTCTTACCACTGATACCTTTGTGGACCCAGTTTCTACCTTCGTTACAATCTTTTTTATCCCCTTTGATGGAGAGGACGTTTTTGTGAACGTTCACTGAAATCTGTTCTTTTTTCCATCCCGGCACAGCTACTTGCACTTCGTAGCCGTCCTTTACTTTTTCAATGTTGTAACGTGGGTATTCTGGAGCCTGTTGAGTATACAACGGGTTGTTCATAAAATTGTCGAAGCCGACAAAAAATTTATCTAAGTTTATAGCATTCATAAGTTTTCTCCTTTTTCAGTAAGAATCGACTTGCCCCTTTCGGAAGCACTAACATTCGTTTATACGGAATTGAACTAAGCGCAGACATTCTGGCACTTAATTCAGAGGATATTATACAAGCTTTGACCTTTTGTGTCAAATACTTTTTTTGCTCAACTACCATCGGCTAAATAATTCTTGACATACAATGCCATATACTATATAATATGCTCTTAGATAGTGGAGAATTCAATGATAAATTTAGTTTGGGTAACGCCGAATGCGATGGACGTTATCGCTTATTGTGCTCGTGTAAGTAATCCCGCCAACCAAAATAATTCCAAAACAGCACCAAAGCTACTTAAGTATCTAAAAAAAGAAGGGCATTTTAGTCCTTTTGAAATGGCTTCTGCTTGTATGGAGATTACTACTACAAGAGATATTGCTCGACAAATTCTTCGACACCGCTCTTTTTCTTTTCAAGAGTTTAGTCAGAGATATGCAGACCCCACAGAAGATTTACAGTTTGTTACTCGTGAAGCCAGACTACAAGATACGAAAAATAGACAAAACAGTATTGAAACAGACGATAAAAATCTTGCTACTGGATGGAAAAATTTTCAAGATTCAGTAACGGATGTTTCATTAGCTGCTTATCAGTGGGCAATAAAAAACGGAATTGCAAAAGAACAGGCGAGGGCAGTATTACCGGAAGGACTTATACAATCTCGACTGTACATGACAGGAACGCTGAGATCATGGATGCACTTCGTAGAATTACGTGGCGGAAACGGTACTCAGAAAGAACATCAACTAATTGCACTTGAGTGCAAAAGAATACTCGTGGAAAACGGGGCTGACGTCTGGGGAGACGAATGAAACGTATAAGAAATAGTGCAGTGGCATTATCAGTTCTTGGTTTAATTACTTATATGAACTGGGTTGGATATATGTATGCAGTAAAGTATAATTTACCTATGGGAAATTTTCTAGTATGAATGATAAGTGGAACGGAGAGGCAAGAGGTATCACTGATGTAATGGTGTCAAGAATTAAGACTTGGCATCGTGACCGAAATCTAATTGAAGGCAGCACTGACAAAGACCAAGTTCTCAAACTAATGCAGGAACTTGGAGAGCTTTCAGATAGTGTTTGCAAAGGAAAAGATATTCGTGATGATCTTGGAGATATGCTTGTAGTAATGATTAATATTATGGAAAGAAATAATCTGCATATGACCGACTGCCTTGAAGTTGCATGGATGGATATTAAAGACAGAAAAGGAAAGATGATTGATGGCATCTTTGTAAAACAAGAGGATTTATGAACTTAATAGATGCTTTACTAAAAGGTGAAGTTGATATTACATTTAAAAGTTTAAACAGCGGAAAAGAGATAACAAAAACATTTACTTTGAATACTTGTTTTAAAGTACCTCAAAACCCAAAGTCAGATAAAATTGTAGGCTATAATCCGATAGCCAAGGAATGGGAAGACATACATAAGTCTACCATTATAGAATGGAGAGTAGCATGAATAGAGAATCAGTATTTGAAACACTGAAAGTTGACGAAGGCGTAGAATATAAAATCTACAAAGACCATCTTGGCTATCCTACATTTGGTGTGGGACATTTAATTGTTGAAGGTGACCCAGAACACGGTTGCGATGAAGGAACTCCGGTTTCAGAAGAGCGTGTCTGGGAAGCCTTTGAAAAAGATTTAGATACTGCCATTGATGAGTGTGAAAAACTATATGAAAACGCATGGCATGATTTTCCTGGGGAAGTTCAAGAAGTTGTAGTAAACATGATGTTTAATATGGGACGCCCTCGTTTATCACAGTTTAAAAAGTTCAATGCCGCACTTTGCGAGCACGACTGGGCGAAAGCTGCCGTCGAAGGACGGGACTCTCGCTGGCATAAGCAAGTAACCAATCGAGCAGAAAGGCTCATGGTGCGTCTAGAGGCTATGTAATGCCCTGGCTTATTTTAGTCTTTTTAATGGCTGCAGGCGGTGGCTACGCATATCATGTAGCTACTGTCTCGACTTTGGAAAGTACGGTAGTTCAGTTAGAAAGCAACAATCGTACTTTAAAAGAAAACCAAGTTCAGATGGAGTTGGCAGTCAAAACTGCACAAGATTCGCTTCGTGCTGCGGAAGAAAACGCAAAAAAGTCTGAAGCAGCAATGACGCAGCTTACTCAAAGAAACAATGAACTGAACAAAGAAAAGCAGAACTATCTAAAAGTTTTTAAAGATCACAATCTTACTCGTCTTGCACGAGCAAAGCCTGGTCTGATTGAAACTCGAATTAACAATGGAACTGCAAAAGTATTTAGGGCACTAGAAAATGATACAAAAGAACTTATGGACGCTGATGACGGCGAGCCTACTACTCCAGGGTTGTCAGTGGATTCCAAAGTGGCCGAGCAAGCCGGACCCAGTGATACCGGAGCCACAAATAATAACAGTGACGGAGAAAGTTCCGCTTCGGATCTACCAGCCGCCCCTCCCACAGGAGATTGATTTACTCGACGTAAATTTTTTTGTAATTACGGAAGAGAACCTCGACGAGCAAGTGAAGATCATCGAAAAATTATTGGATGGTCAGTTTGTCGTGTTCGCACTTACTCCAGATGGGTATGAGAAAATGGCAGAGAACTTCCAAGAAGTGCGCCGGTACGTGCGCCAACAGAAGGAACTCATCATCTACTATCGAGAAGCAACCACTGAAAGCGAAGGAACCACTGCGGAGGAATGGCTTGAGCATCAAGGAGAGAATTAAATTTAGAATGGATACACTTCAGAACTGGATGGAGAATAACTATCATCTGAAGAACCCGACTGAAGCCTATGCACTTACTTTAAGTGTAAGTAAGTTTTGGTCCGTACTAAATGAAGAGGATCGAGAGTATATTCAATGTGCACAGGACGCAATTAATGAAGGATGGGAGTGGAATGTCTAACCCTTGGAAAAAGCAGGTTGGCGGAGAACATTATAAAAAATATGCAATTCAGCCAACAGAATATGCAGAAAAGAATAAATTAAGTTTTGCGGAGGGTTGTATTGTAAAATACGTGACCCGCTGGCGTGATAAAGGTGGTGTAGAGGATCTAAAAAAGATTATACACTATGCTGAGATTCTTATAGACCTTGCCCAAGATGTCGAACCTGCAGAAAACTACTACCTAACAGACAATGCAGCATTGCAAGAATACTGGAAGAACACTAAAAAAGATTTGACAAAGTAACTAAAAGCTTCTATAATATCATTTTTCAAGGAGAATAGTATGGCACGAGTAAAGTTAGGCATGGCAAAGGTCTTCGAGCCTGGTCCGCCGAAAAAAACATCCTCAAGCGGCAATCCCGCAATGGTGAAAACTTCTACGATGAACAAACGAAAGAAGGCAAGCTATAAAAAGTATCGAGGTCAAGGGCGGTAGTGGATTTCGATAAGTTAGCTGAGAGCTATGCGGAAGAGATTCGTCTTAGCAGAGACTTGGTGAAGAAGCTAGAAAAGTCTAAGTTTATCATCAATCTGGAAGCATACGAAGTATATAGAGCATTGCTTGCACACTACGAAAAGGAAGAAGAATGAGCGCAAAAATAGAATACGCATTACGAGATTACCTCAAAGGAAAGCTGGCGTATCACCGTATGAACTTTGATCTGTTGATGGAAAACCCTCGTCCGATTCCCGAACATACGGACTTTATGGAAGCTCTTGAAACAGAATTAGCACAAGTAGCACATTACCATGAGTTACTTGAAGTATTAGAGAATGGGCATGGAGCACAACGATGAAAAGCTGGTCCCTAAATATGAGAGATGGAACGGACTCCATCAATTTTGATTTTGAGACAGGATCGTCAAAAGTTTTAGCAGAAAAAATTAACTCCTTCCTAAATGTTTGTGGTCACGTAACAGGAGAGCAAGAGCCTTCCATTGCTGATGAACTATATTGCATTAAAGCAGGAATTGAAGAAAAAATCACCTCCGTGTTTAGCGCAGGTAATGATCCGGCTGAAGAAGAAAGATTGACAGATATACTTCATTCGGTAACCGAGGTAATTGAGTATGTCGAGTCCGAACTATAGAGGGGTTCAAAAAGAATTGACTGAACTGAACGCAGATGGAAACGATGAACGAGGACGCTATGGGGAGGATGAAAGCCCTGTAGCTCCTTTCCATCATGATTCTCGAAAAATATCTGATGAAGATTGGATTGAAATTTTAAAGGCTTTACATGGTTACGATATCGAATGAAGATTTTATAAGAGTATACGAAAAAGCGTTTTCTGACGAGTTTTGTGATAATCTTATACAATACTTTGAATGGTGTTTAGAAAATAATATGGTTTGGGAGAGGGGTGATAGTGCTATACATAAAAAAGACCAATCTGTCCTTATAAATCCACACGCTACCGAGATAAACTATAATTACTCCCACATAAATTGGCTTATTGGCGACTTTAATAGCCTTTTCTGGGACAAATACTATAAAGAGTACTGCGACGAGTTTCCAGTGCTTAACAATTTTGGTGGTCACACGATATTTTCATATAAGCTTCAGAAAACTCTTCCAGGAGGAGGATATCACGTATGGCACGCAGAACAAGATTCTAAAAATCATGCGGATAGACTGGCTGTATATACTGTTTATTTAAATGATATTTTTGAGGGTGGAGAAACAGAGTTTCTACACCAAAGAATAAGGGTCCCGGCAAGAAAAGGGTCTCTATGTATATTTCCTTCTAGCTATTCACACGCACATAGAGGGAACCCTCCCCTAAATGAAATAAAATATATTCTGACGGGTTGGGTAGAATTCAGAGGTTAAAATGAGAAAAAATATAATAGTTGTAGATGATTTTTACAACAACCCTAAGCAAGTTAGATCTTTTGCTTTAGATCAAGACTTTTGTATTAAAGGAAATTATCCAGGAAAAAGGACAGAAGCTCCTAATACTGAAAAAGTTGTTCAGAGTTTAATGAACACTTTCTCTCGTTTAACTGGAGAAAAATTAGTGTCTTGGGATTTATCAAACCTACAATATAACGGAGCATACCAGATAACACTAGAAGAGGATGAAACTTGGATACATACGGATGCAACTAAATGGGCTTGCGTAGTTTATTTAACACCTAATGCTCCTTTAAATTCCGGCACTGCTTTTTATCGTATTCCCCAAGAAAAGATATACTGCAGAGAAGATAGAAGAGGTAAAGATCACAACAATCTTGACCCTAGATGGGTAAAATCTGATGTAATAGCGAACGTCTTTAATAGGGCCGTAATATACAGGGGCGATATGTATCATAGAAGCGATCTTCCTGGGTTCGGAAATACGTTATACACAGGTAGACTATTTCAAACTTTTTTCTTTGATACTGAGATATAAGTATGGCTAAAAACGAACATTTTATATCTTTATTTGATAATGTGTTTGACAAAGAATTTTGTGACTCCTTTATAGACTACTATAACTGGTGTCAAGAAGCTGGCCTTACCCAACCAAGAGTTAATGAAAGAAAGCACGATAATGCTGTTTGTGTAGAAGATAATATTATTGAACCTCCTTCGGAAATTACTTTTAGTATAGATAACGCGGGGCCTTTAGTAAAAAAATTCCAATCTGTTTTTTGGGGATTATACAAAGATTCAATAGTTCCTTTATTTCCTCAACTTGAAATGATGCAAGAATCCGCTATATTTTGTCATAAAGTTCAGAAAACTTCCCCAGGACAGGGATACCATATATGGCACACAGAAGTCGATGGAATTTTACCATCTAAAAGATGGGCTGTTTATACAGTGTATTTAAACGATGTGGAAGAGGGAGGAGAAACTGAATTTTTATACCAAGCTATAAGAGTTAAGCCCAAAATGGGTTCTCTAATGTTTTGGCCAGCGGGCTGGACTCACCCCCACAGAGGAAATCCTCCTCTATCGGGGGATAAGTACATTCTGACAGGATGGATAGAGTTTAGATAACGGAAAATAATTCTTGACAAGAATGCTCTTCGCTACTATAATATACATATTGACAGTAGGAGAGCAAATGATAATTCAAGGAAGTATTAACCACACTTACTCGGGTCGTCGCAGAAAACCTGGTTATAGAGTAACCAAAGTTAAACCTGTATTTCGAGCAGCGGAAGAGGCGCTACTTCGAAATGATCGAGCAGGTGAGAGTGCTAAGTATCCTTCTGTGCCCTTGACAAAGTATGTGCCGCCTGCAGATACTTCATACAAGCAAACAGAAAGTAAAAACCACACTGTAGCGATTGCCTATAACAAAGGCGGCTACATGGTCATCTCGAAAGAGAATGTAAAAGACATCGGAAGATAATGGCATATTCTAACAAAGTGATGGACCACTATCAGAATCCCCGCAACGTCGGGAAGTTTGATAGAGAAGACGAAGATGTCGGCACTGGAATGGTCGGAGCACCTTCTTGTGGAGATGTTATGCAACTTCAAATTAAAGTAGAAGACGGTATAATTTCGGATGCAAGATTTAAGACTTACGGCTGTGGCAGTGCCATCGCATCCTCTAGCCTGCTTACTGAGTGGGTAAAAGGTCGAACACTAGAAGAAGCGAGCAGTATAAAAAATACTGAAATTGCTGAAGAACTTGCTTTACCTCCAGTCAAAATACATTGTAGCGTTCTTGCTGAAGATGCAATCAAAGCTGCAATCAAGGATTATATGGAGAAAAATAATGGGTAGTATTGGAGAACTTTATCAAGAAGTTTCTCATATTGTACTAGCGATGTGGGATACAGAGCCATACGAAATGGCTGAAGAAGTAGTAGCTCGTTTTGATGTTACTTTTGACTATGCTCTTGAGCTTGTTCAGAGGGCAATAGAAGAAGAGTTAGCAGTAGAAAAAGCTATGTATGATGAAGATGAATGGCTTCGAGACTGGGACGGTGACGCACTAGCTTCGGCAGGGTTTGGAACAGATGAAGACTACTTCTAAAGTAATTGACTTCCAGAAATGGAAAGAGAAAAAAATTATTAACAATATCTTCGGCAGTGGTTTTGTAGAGGCTTATGTTCCTG